CTAACTGATTTCTCCCCATAAGTCACCTAATATCTGATTAGGTGGGGCAGAACCATTCCATGTTCTAATAGGCAAGTAATAACGTTGCCCCTCCCATGTATATCCTACCCAAACATGACCATCTTGTAACATCACTTCTGTATAATCACAATATCCACCAGGTTGGAATTGGTAAGCTACCGGGCATGATAAGAATGGTCCTATTTTTCTTACTGTGATTGGTTGATTGCCGTTTGTGAATCTAGCACTTTCTTCCATGTAGTAAGTACCATATTTATTACGTTTCCATGCACTTGCAACTGGTTTAACTGTATTACTTGAAGCGCTTGACTCATTAGAGACAGTGGCAACCGGTATTTTACCATCCATGTACGCCCTAATCTGCTTGATAAAGTAGTCTTTAAGTTGCAACCGCTTGTCTTCTGGCAATAGACCGCGAGTTACTGGGTCAAAACCAGTGTGTAAAACCGAACTTCTATGAGGGCATGATGTTGAAGTAAATTCATTGTGCAATCTGATTGTATTTCTGTTTGCTGGTAATCCCCATTTTTTCAACAATCTAGCGCATTCTTGGAAAGTTGCCTGTTCATTTTTTAAGAATGTCGCGTTATCTGCGCCCATTGATTGACATACTTCAATACCGTAATAATATTTATTACCTATTTGATTAGCGGTATGCCAACCTACTTGTGATTCATCTAAGGCTTGCCAAACTGTGTTGCCTGATACGTAACTATGCGCAATGCCCGCTTCTAATCTTGATAAAGGTGCATTTACTAATCCGTTACGATATGCTTCAGCAGTCGCCCCTTTGCTTCCTGCGTCGTTGTGTATAACTATACCTTTAGGGTTACTACCACGCTTAGGTAGGTCATAACCTTTAACCACATCTTTGATGATTTTAAGTTCTACTGCTTTAGGTTGTGGCTTAGCTGTTTCTTTTTTAGGTGCTTGTGTAGGAGATTGAACTGATCGTGGCGCTGTCTCACTTTTAAAATTCGGACGGATAAACCACATAGGGAAATCATAAGCATGTTGTCGTCTTGTAACTTTTTCCCAACCCCAGCCGGGTTGTTCGATTCCGTCAGTCCAGCCACCGCCTAGCCAATTCTGCTCATATACAATGATGTAATCTAAAGTTGCTTCAATTACCCATGCAACGTGACCATATCCAGCACCGTAGTTGCTACCGAATACCACCATGTCGCCAGGTTGTGCTAAGAAATCCGGTGTATTTTGGTATACAGTAGCTAATCCGTCGAAGTTGTTAGCGAACGGAATATCTTTTGCGCCTACACCTTTTAGGAGTAATCCAAACAAAGCTTTCCAACCAGCATTAGCATAATCAAAGCATTGAAATGCATACCATAAGTCCACATTGAATTGTTTTCCCTCAGAAGTTTTCAACCACTCTATAAACTCTTTTTTAGTTAATTTTGCTTGCATTGTCGCCACCTCCATGATGATACTCATTCACATCAAAGCCAACATCGTTAGAGGCGTCTGTGAAAGATTGTGATGTATCATATTCTTTTGGTGCTTTCGTGCTTAATTCCGGCGTTAAACTGCTGTCTTGTGATGATTTCCACGTAACTTGTTGTTCTTCTTTATTGCTATCTCTAGGCGCTTGATATGTCTGTGCTATAGATGAATCTGAGACTCCTTTTGACGTTGGGTCAGTAATAACGCCAATCCCTGTAAGTAGCGTGAGGATAGCACCTATAATCGCGCTGGCTTGATTTAATTGAGTTGATAAATCGAATCCGAATAAATCTGTGATTTGTTTGATAAATAACAACAATGCACCAACTAAACCTGTTAATACTGCTTTATTTTTAAATCTCAATTTCCAGTTAATATCCATTTGTTTGCTCCTTTTATCCAAAATAAAAAACGACTAAAAAATTAGTCGTTTAAAATTATTCAATGGTCAATGTCGGAGATCCTGAATAAACATCACTTATAGTGACATACAACATCCCTGAAGGATTACTAAAGTTGATATTTTTACTTGCAACTCCACTATTGACTCCTGATATTCCTAAATCACTTGAACCTAAATTAGTTTGCGAAACCCTCATTATACCGCTACGTACATTTTCTATTGTCACCTGATAACTTTTATTAGGTTCAACTCCATTTATTGTCCATTTTGCTGTTGATTCTTCTATGCTATCCGGATATTTATTTTTAGGTAAGGGTTTAATTACAAAAGATGAAGGCTTTTTCCATACTTGGATATTTCCAGCATATACTTTTGTATATTCTTCACCTTCGTAAATAAACTTCTTTACATTTTTAAAATTACCTTCCATAAAAATCACCCTTTAATTAAATACAACGTATTCGGGTCTTTTTGATATATATAGTTATATTCATTTTCTGTTCCTGTCCAAATTTTAACCGTCGGTTGAGATGCGCTTTTTAGTTGATATAAATTATCCGCTTGTTGTTTAGTAAAAGCTTGAGATGACAAAACATACCGCTCGTCATGATTATGATTTTTTGGAGCATATAAATCATTTAGTGTTTGTTTGAATTTCTCAAAATCTTCTGTACTAACTTTTGAGCCAATCTGTTGCAATACACTTTCTGAAATAGAGTTGTTTTGTATTGCTTCTGCTAATTCTCTTAATGTATTCATAGATTCAGGCGCGCTATCAACTAGTTCAGCAATTTTTGAATCCGTATACGTTTTAGAGTCGTTGAGAGTTGTATCTTTGATTTTTTCAACTTCTTGCAATTTATTTTCTAACCCTTCAACATTTGCGATATTGATTTTGTCCAATAACTCAGGTTCTGCTTTGATATCTGTATCTTTACCATCAATTTGCCACATTTTAGTGTCAGGATTGATTGATACTACAGTACCGTTTTTACCGGGTGTGCCTTGTTCTCCCTTTTTACCTGTATCACCTTTCGCACCAGGTTGTCCCGGTTCGCCTTTATCACCTTTCGCACCTTTAAATCTACTTTCATTCTTTTCGATGTAAGAAATAACATCTTTATCTATTTTCTCTTTAAAGTCTTTGCTCAATAAATCTGTCGCGTTATCTTTTAAGATTCTCGTAATAGCATCATCTACCAATTTAACATCGATTTCTTTTGCTACAGCAGATTCAATACCACTATCAATGATATTGAAAGAAAAGTTTGCGACATGTATTTTTTCTTCTTCTTTCTCTAAAAACAGCTTACAGCGAACATAACCAGCGTGTTTGATAACCTTTTTAGGTATCTTGTAGGTAAGGAACCCTTTTACAACATCGTCGATAATCAGGGACTCATTTTTGAATATAGAGCCATCTTCCATAAACAAATGTAATCTAGGTGTTAAGCCATGTGCTTTTAGATCGATACGACCTTGTTTGTCATTGATACCTATTCTTATAGATGCTGTATTTTCATCTTCAGTGTAAAATCGACAGCCAATGTCACCTAAGTCAACACCATCATTTTTTATTCTCGTTTCAACATCTTTTATTTTGTACATTTACACACCTCTTTATTTATATTTATCCCTTGTGAAGTAGATACCTTTTAAGCCGATTTGTTTATATAACTTAGCGATTGTACTTGCTTGATGTTGGCACCACTCTATAGCAGTAGCGTATTGGTGGGTAGCTGGATTCTTAGGATTCCATCTAATTCGGTACAATGTGTTTTGACCTTTATTGATGTAATCCTTTCTTACGAAGCTAGCACCGCCCATGATTGCTTTTGCTGGAGATGTCCAACCTTTATTCCTTGCAAACGTCATTGCGTAGTTAGGATTGTTGTCGTAAGCGCCAATGCCGAAGTAGTTGTATACTCCATCTTTTCCGTTAGCGAAGTTACTTGTTCCATATCCACTTTCTAAGAAAGCATGCGCGATTAAATAAATTTCATTAATGTTGTGTTTTTTACAAGCTTCTGCGAACGCTTTACCTTGATTATTCAATGTTCCCTTACCTTTAAGTATCTTATTAAGTGCGCTAACTGAAACACCTTGATACTTGCCTAAATTAAGCATTTGGTAGCACTGTGTGTTACTTTCCCATATTCGTTTAACATTCATTGCCGAGCTCGTTTGTGCTCGTGTAGCGTTAGCCCAACCCCAAGCATTAGATTTTTTCGGGTTACCTCTTGCCATTTGTTTATCCAGTGCTTGTTTGAATGTATAAGGACTCGTTTCTGTTATGATCTGCGGTTGTTTAGATGCCGAGCCATTATTAGCTGTTGGTGATGAGTCTCTTACATTCGCTATATCAGCGTTTTTATTATCTACCATAACTTTTATTCTAGATTTTGTTACTGTTGGTTTAGTTATAGAATTTAATAATTTTTCTCTGTTTTTAAATATATTAAGTAATGCCTTTTCTAATGCTTCGTATTTATCTTTAGGGGGAACACCGTTGTCAATCATATTCCAATTAACATGTTCCAACATTGAACGCCAAATACTATCGTCTACTTTTAAATTCTCAATACTTAGAGGTATCTCATATTTGATCATCATATCTACAGCTACAACCATTGCGTGAATCTCGTTAAAAATAAATTCGTTTTTACTCGCACTATAATCTTCACATACGTCTATAACTATATAATCAGCTTCATTAGGAACTTCAAATACGGCTCTTCTAGGAGCCCAAATATTATGTCTATCAACATAAAAGTGTGGATATTCTACATCTTGCTTATATTTCTTTCTACTGTTATATAAACTTTCTACCGAGCTCATTGTTTGAGCGTTTCTAATCATTATCCCTTTAGGTTTTTCGAGTCGTCGATTACCCTCTACTATAAAGTGATAAATATATTCCGGATAATTAACTTCTTGGCTAGAAATTGTGTACTTTATAGTTGTTACATCTTTCCAAATTGGAACTTTTTTATTATTTTTTTCGTTATCATCACTATCATCTTCGGGTTTAGGTGCCGGCGTAGATTTCTCCGGATGATATGGTGGTCTAACAAAATATTTAACTCCTCCACCTGGTCCATCATGATAAGAGTGCTTAATTTTATATGGCGGACTTCCTGTTGCGTTATTTGTATACCAGTTTTGATCTACGCCATACCAATAGTCTTTTGTGCATGGTCCCACTACAATGTTTACATGTCCTGCCCAACCACCAGTCCAAACACCCCAGTCGCCTGGTTGTGGTACAAAATCTTTTGTATTTCTAATTATCTTGAAATCTCTACCTCTATAATTAGATTTCTGAGCCATAGCATCAGCATTTCCCCATGTTCTAAACCCCCAATATTTATCAAGCAAGTAATTAGGCAAGTCCCAACATTGCGCCCCCATTCCAGAACCGGGTACATCAATAGCTATTTTCTTTTTAGCAATATACAACGCCCACTCTACTACTTCACTAGCTGTAGGTTTTCGAGTCTTTGGATTAGGTAATCCCATGTATGCACCTCATTTCAATCAAAATAAAAAGCCAGTGCCGAAGCACTGACTCTTAACTGTTATTTACATTTACCAAACCAGAAGCACGCCCAGAAGCTATATCCTAAAATCCCTTTAAGCATGGTAATCACCTCCTTTAAATACCAAAAATAGTTCTTAGTATAGCTATGACAATCGTACTAAAGATAGTCCCTATCAAACCGAGAATCCACATCTTGATATCTCTGATGTTTTTAGCATTTTTCTTTTTATTTTTTTCATCTTCAATCTTATCGCGCCTTAATTCTTCGAAATTTCTATCTAACTTGTCATAAATTTTTTCTTGCGTTCTCAGACTGTCTTCTATTCTGTCGAATTTTTCAAACATAGTCTTATCATTTTCTTCTAATCGCGTTAAACGCCAATCTTGTTCGTGTCGTTTGGTAAAGCCAAACATTACGCCACCTACTTTGCGTTAAATTAAAAAGCCACAAGCATTACACCTGTGACTTTTCATCTTTTGTTTCTGGATATTTTTCTCCAGTGATCAATGCATATTCTTCTTTGTCGATTACACCCATGTCTACGTACCACTTAATTTGGTCATTTTTATAACAACCCCACACATAAAAAGTTTTAATGTCCTTGAAAGTTGGATAAATCATCTTAATTTTCTCCATTTAAACGTCCCCCTCTGTATTTGTTTTACCAGCTTTTAGTTCAGTCAACTGTTGTGTTAACATAGCGTTTTGTTGCTTTAATTCCATCGCCAAAATGTTTACTTGCGTCACCTGCATTTGCATACTTGCAACCATTCCGCGAAGTTCTTCATCACTCAAATCTGATTCACTTTGTTGGCTTGATGCATTCGGTACGTCTTCTTTTTCAAAATTGCTGTTATATTTAATTTCGCCGTTAGTGAAAACAAACTTTCTAGGTTCAAACTCTTCTTTGAATTTGATAGGCACATTGTTATCGTCTACATCTAAACTATTGCGTAAACCGCCAGTATTAACGTATCCGATAACTTCATTTTTATCATTTACTGTGATTTTCATTATTTCCACCCCATAATTTTAGTTATAGTAACTTTGTTGGCATTCGCTCCAGAACCTGATGTTTTACCTAAATCAAAGTACACATCGTTATCTATTCTTAAAGTAGTGCTGCTTGTTTTGGATAGTAAACACTCATAAATACCGCCACCGTTGCCGTCTGAGTCAACTACATTGGCTTTACTCAATTGAATCGCGTTAGGTAATGCGGTTAGTCCGAATCCCTCAATAACACCACCTGGATAAGTTCCACTTACCAACAAAATAGAATAGTTTGTGTACGGTTCGGTTAGATTGATTGTTGTACCTACACCATTTGCTCCACCGTCGAACAATACCGTTGACTTATGTTCATTAGGAACTGTCCACTGTTGCTCAAGTCTTCCGTTTGTGATTGATCGTGTGTAAATCTTTTTAGAGTTATAAGGCGTGAAGTTAAATAGCTTGTTTGTATCATCTTTAACGAATACCGATAAATAACCCTCATAACTTTCAACGCTACCTGGTAAATCCGGCACTCTTGTTGCATAGTAATTACCAGCAGTTAAATATCCCAAATCGCCTTGCGCATTATTTAAGTTAACTTGAATTGATTGACCATTCGCCTCTGTCATCTTATGTTGTTGCCAGCTCGTTGTTCCGAATTTATCATCTACATACTGCTTAGCTTGATTTAAAGCGTTGTTAGACGTTTCTTCAACAAATTGCTTAGTTAAGTCACCGTCATTCTTTTTATAAAACGGGTACCATGTGCCACTAATTTTATATTTTGTATATTCGTCGTTTGAATCATCTGGATACCATGTTGCACGTGCCGTACTATCATCAACAACATAGACAACTAACACGCCTGATTTTCCTAAAGTGTTAGGAGCTACCGGAATATCTGAACCATCGTCAACGCCATCTTCTTTAGGTGTATCGACAGTACCTATATCTTTAAATGAGGGCGCATCTGTCGCGCTAGTGATATGAATAATCCTAGATGTGTTAACTGCGCTTAAAACGCTATCTATGGACTGCTCATACGATTCAATTGCTTTACCGTAATCATCAGTAAGTTTAGACTTTTGCCAATTTGTTGTTGAATTACCTTTAACAAGGTCAGCGCCATTGATTTGTTGTTCAACTTCGTTAACACGTTCAAAAATCGCTTGCTCTTTATCAACAATTTTCTGGAACTCGCTATTTATATATTGAACGGCTTTGTCTTGTGTTGTTGTAATCATCTGTACCGCTTCATTTTGTTTGATTTCTAATCTTTGAATACCTTGATTAATACGACTATCAATTTCAGTAACCAACGATTTTGTATCACTTAAACTTTTCTTTAAGTCCTCAACTTCTTCTTTAACACTTTCTGTTAAGTCCTGAATTGACTTGATATAAACTAGCTTTGTTTTACCGTTAAAATTACTAATTAAATCATTCTCGATATTGAAGCTAAATTGACGCTCTACAATTACGTTATTGCTACCGTTTTGAGTAAAATAAGCTTGTGCATGTACGCGTCCAGTGTATTTTAAGAACTCGTTTGGGATAACGTATTGCATTCGTCCATTAATTGCATCAACAATTGTAAGTTCATCACTAATATAAGCGCCGTGTTCATCGTCGAAGTTATCCGTCTTAAGCACAATACTAGTCATCGCATTATGTTTGCTGATTGATAACGGCTTATTATTCTTAGTTACTGCAAAATTTAAAACACCAGTTCCTCTATCTGATTCATAGAAACTGATGTTTGTGTCAATAACCGGATTATATTGTGATGTTGTTTGTAACTCGATTAAGTTATCATCTTTCGAAAAATTATCTACTACCATTATTCAACCACCTTTCCTTCGAATAAACTCCATTTACCAACGCCACCAGTACCAAAGTTTCTAACTAAAAATTGATGTGCAGACGGGAAGTTATTACGTCTTAATACTTGTGTTGTGTTACCTGGTGTATTCGATTTTACTTCTAATATCCAACCTGCAATACCTTTAAAGTCTTTAGGAAAATCAGTAAATCGTTTTGATTCTTCAGTAGTGATATAGAAATCTAAACCAACGATTTTTAAATCTGATAATTTTGTAATACTCTTAGGGATATGTTCCCAATAGCCGGCGTTTTGCGGACAGAAATTCCAAGCTCCGTTGTTTTTCTTATTGAAAATGTCAATGACACGTTCGAATTTAAGCATATTTCTACCTGTGCTGTTTCTGGTAAGTACTTGTCTTAGAGCACCATTATAGTGTCCAGGCAGTACATCAAAGAACCAACCTGCATCTCTAAACGCTTTCGGTAACGGGAAATCTAACGCATTTTGTGTGTCTTGCGTATAGATATAGTAATGACCAACTTCCGTAATATCACTTAGATATGCTGGGTTCTGTATTGGTAACGGTTTAACACGTCCGCCTGAATCAGTCATCGATACTTGAGGTGCAATGTTTTTTAAGAATTGGTTAACACCTCTTTGGCCGATGGAATAAATTGAGTGATGTCTGTTGTTACCAGGTCCAATAGTTACCCCTATTAAAAGCGCTTTGCGTCCTGTTTCTAGATCGTAATACATATCTAGACCCTCAGCTTCTTGGAAGTCTCCTTTAAAGTTATTATTCACACCGCCAATATCGATACGTCGTTTAAATAACAATTCTTTTGTTTTTATATCGAAACCTTGTAAGTAGTTAGGGTTGGCTGTATTCGAATCACCTGTATACCAATATAAGATACCTGCATCATAAGTGATACCTTGCATAGGTTGTGTATCTGAAGTGTATTCCATAGGTATATCCATTTGATACAATACTTTGTCTATACCTTTATCAATATCGTCAGCACTTCTAACCTCAACAAAGTTCAACGAATTCTTAAGTTGTCTTTCAGTGGGTTTATATTCACGTCTAAAAATCATTAAATTTTCTACCGGATTATAAATCGCTGACGTATATCTGTCGTTAAATATATTCGGCATGACATCTTGCATTTCATTACCATAAGTTATTTCTCCAGTTCTATATTGGAAACGTACAAACTTGTTGTTTTTGTTACTGTCCAATACAGCTGAATAAATCCATAATTCTCCATCAATGTATCTATACGCATTGTGTGTACCGTGACCGCCGTTTTTAACAAGCAATCTATCAATAAATTGTCCGTTGGGCTTCAATCTAGATAACATGTAATGATTACCTGGACGAGCTTGCGTCATATAAATAATTTTCGTTCTAGGGTCTACCCAAAATGATTGCATTACTGCGTTAGTATATGGCGATAAATCTGTGATGAATTCCGGTTCTTGCTCTTTTGGTTCGAATCGGTATTCTGTAGCTCGATATTCTTTATAGTTTTCATCTACAGCTTTCTCAACCTTTTTAGTGAAAGCATCTAGTGTTGAATAATCATGATACAAACGATCTTGCAATGTCTTATGATCATAACCAGTATTATCAACACGCGCGTCTTTTACTTCGTTGATACCGTCGCCGTTATGACCTAGTACCATATTGCTGAAACGGCCGTTTAGATACGTTAAAAAATCAGAGACGCTACTTGTGACATTTAAATGCTCATACTTTATTTGCTCTCCATTATGTGCAAATACCTCTTTATTTCTATGGTATTCAAGAGAGAAATTAAAATCAGTCAGCATGTCTGAAATAAGCTTGAAATTATACTCATTTTCATCTACATATCTGTAATCGAAAACTCTACTTAAGTCTGTAATTAATTTGTTATCCATGTCTTCCTCCTTTTCTATCCGTAAAACTGGTAATAATTTTTAATAAGTTCGTACATAATAACTTCATGCCCCCTCTCGTTCGGATGCAATCCGTCTGGCATACTTGATTTTCTGAACGCTGGATTATATGGCTTAAAATAATCTGTATGATAGGCATCATATACTGGTACATCCAATTCACTACAAGCCAATATCTGAGCGTTGACATAATCCTCTAAAGTTAACCCTAGTTTGTTTTTATCCGTATCTTTACGACGTATCGTTGTGCCACTCATAGGACATTGTCTTGTAGCTGTCATAACAAGTATTTTTGAAGCCGGATTATTTTTCCGGATAACTTCAATTGCAGAACAAAAGGCACCATAAAACGTTTTAGTATCCGTTTTATCAGTGCCTATCGGTACACCTGCCCAATAACCATGTAACCAGTCATCATCTGTACCTTGTAATATGATTAGGTCTCCTCTTATTTGCTCTGCTTGTCTATAAATGCTATTTTCTACCGCTTCTTTACCTATTGGAACTGTTGCCATTGTTGCGCCACCTCTTGCAAGGTTGGTCGTTTTAGCTTTTAACTTCTTGCCTAACATTTCAGTAAAATTTGTTTTCGCATGTGATCCTCTAGCTACAGAATCGCCAATCGTTCCAATCGTTTTTACATCTTTAATGTTTGATTTATCTATAAAATCGTGAACGATAGTGCCATCTGATGTAGTTACAGTCTTAGAACTCACTTTCTGTTGTTTGCCTTCAATTAGATCAGTTCTACTCATCAAATCGAGTGTTGATTTAGCTATTGACGCTACTTTAGACTTCAAGTTTTCTGCCGCTTTACTAGGATTAGAAAGGTTAACATCATTTAATCCAGAAACATAGTTAGCTGCAGTATTAACTTTTTTCATATATCGTTGTTCTCGATTAAACTCACCAAGCGTTACATCTTGCTTAACAATTACATTGTTTATACCCCTAATCGTTTTAACTTGTACTATACGGACTAAATCATTCAAACCTAGTTTGGTAGATTTTATTTGTACTATGTCTCCGGGTTGTGGGTCTGCTTCTGGATATGATTCTCTTAACACCAAAAAGTCCAAAGACAAAGATTGTTTTAACGACTTTTTCAATCTCGATTGTAATTCTTTATCCATAGTTTCTTGGTCAGTCACTTTACCATCTTTAAATGGTTCTGCATGGATGTCGCCGTATATTTCAGCTAATGCACTTCTAGCTTCCATTACGAGCCCAGCGTGTTCGAATGTTTCTTCTCCTGAATAATTACCATATCCTCTAATGAAGGTGGCGAAATCACTTGCATCTTCCTCGAGTTTTATAGCGTTGGCGTTGACTTCGTCAGAAATAAAATAAGACGCTTTTTGATTTGCAAAAGGCGTCAATACAAACTTATATCTGTCTTTCTTTTTGTCATACGTTATTTTATATTCTAAACCGAAATGTTCTAATCCCTTTTTAAACATTTCTAACCTTGTATCGCCTTCACCACCATTTTCAAACTTCGAAGACTTAACCTTACCTTCGACTTCAAAAAGCATTCCAGTACCTTGAAACACAATGTTAAAATATCTTTCTACTGTAAAAGATCCTGTTACATTAACATAAATCCTATCAATCATTAACTTGTCTATAGGAATCTCTCTAGCAGTACATTCAACCAGTTGTCTGTCGCCTTCTGATTTCCTATCAATGACAGTTATTACATATTCTTTCTTGTCGTTTTCACCTTCGACATGACTAACAATCCATCTTTTCCCTATAGCGTTAATAACTTCATAAGTATATTTGTTTTCTAGAATATCAAAAGTTAATACACCGTCAGCGTTAACTTTTTTTACTAAAGTTGTTTCTACTGGTACAGGTGCGCCATTACCTTTAGGTGGTTTAATAGTTATTGTCATTCTGACACCTACTTATAATAAAATTTCAAATCAAACTGAACTTTTTGTACCGTTTGATTAAACTCAAATTTATTAGCTCCGTATTTAAATTTTGGTTGGGCTATGTTCGTTTCAGTGCTTATTTCGACACCGTTTTTATAAACTCGGAAGCTATCATAAACAATTCTGTCTCCAGCTTTTAGTTTGATCCCTTCGATTTTCATTATTTCAGCATGCGTTAAATTCCATACAAACGATTCTGTATCTTCGCCTAAAATAATTGTTATCTTTTTATACATGTTGAATTGGTCGTTAGGAGCACTACCATGATAGTAAACTGTACCTTTGCTCAAATTTTCAAATGTATACTTTCTTTTGTCTCCGCCTGCATGCCAATCAATATTAAAATCAAACGACCACAATCCAACCTTTTTGTTTTCTTCTAACTCTAGGCTTGTTCCAATACTTTCACCGTATGGTAATTCTGTAGTTTCGAATTTTAGTTCAAAAGAAACTTTATTACCTTTTTGTTTAGGGTTTATAACTCCGTTAAAAATAACTTTATACTGTTTACCATTTACATAAATTTGTTGATCGTGTCTTGAATATTCGTAATCCGGGAAGTTGTTTTTATCTAATTTCACGTAATCATCAGAAGTTGGTTGAGTAAACCTGTAATTCAACTCTTCTTTTCTTCTGATTTCTCGCAAATACATAGGTTCTATGTCTGTCGTTAACGAATACAACATATCTCGCATATAAGCAATGTCTGAACGATTTTTAACTTTACAAAAACAAGGAACAACTATATCTCTACTGATATAATTGCTCCCCATTAATATACGACCGTTCATATTTTCTTTGTCTTGATACTTTGTGTTGATTTGCATGCTATCAATTACTATATCGTTAACGATAAACCCGTATTCACTTAATTTGATTACAGTACCATCTTTTTTTGTTAATTCTATGTCCATTTGTAACCTCCTTTATAAGTAATACTCAGAATTGCGTTTAGCATTTCTGCCGTTAACAATACTAGTAAGCGCATCGTTATTGACATCGAATTCAACTTTAACAGTTTTCATGTTCGGTGATGTTTCAATAGAATGTGTGTGTTGTACTTGCGCATTTATATTTCCACCTAAATTACTTAAGTTTCCTGTAATACTAGAAATGTCAGGTGCGTTTAATGTAGGTTGAAATGCATCAACTACTTTATCTGCAACATTAGAAACATTACGGATAACTTTACTTGAATGATTATCTATACCTTTAACGAAACCTAACATTGAATACATACCAACATCCATGAATTCACGTGAAGGTGAGTGAATACCTAGCGCTCTTTTGGCTGCATTTAAAGCACCTTTTGCTACACTAGCTGCTTTTTCAGCTAAGTCTCTAGCCATATTACCAATACCTCTCATCAAACCACGGATCATATCAGCACCTGCTGATACAAAGTCATCCACAAAGCTTTTAACTTTATTTACTGCATTTGTCATACCTTGACTAACTTTGTTTACAACATTAACGAATCCTTGAACAACTCTATTAACAAAGTTAATTAGCGTACTTGTTATAGTAGATACCCATTGCATACCTTTAGTGACAATGAAGTTCCAAGCTTGAGACATTTTGTCTGATATAGTTGATACAACTTGTGTGAATATGCTTACAACTTTATTCCAAATTGTCGTTAATATACTAGATAAGAAACTCCAAATCGTATTCCATATATTAGAAATAAAACTCCATGCCGCTTGTAACGCAGTAGATATAGCTGTAGTGATAGCGTTCCAAACCTTAGTTGCCACAGTAACTATAGTGTTCCACAACGTTTGTAAGAACGTCCAAATAGCGTTCCAAATTGTCATTGCGATAGTCATAATTGTGGTAAACACTGTAGTTATTACAGTGACTAACAAATTCCAAATCGTAGTAGCGATTGTAATTATCGTGTTCCAGATTGTACTTAAGAATGTCCAAATAGCTGTCCATATCGTCATAACTATTGTCATTATCGTCGTGAAAACAGTTGTGATGATTGTAACTAAAAGGTTCCACACCGTTGTTGCAATAGCGATAATTCCATTCCATAACCCTTGTAAATAAGCGACTATTTGATTCCAAACAATCATTATAAAATTGTAAACATTCGATACTGCTGTAGTGATAGCTGTTAAAATAGCATTCCATACAACCGAAGCTACAGCTTTTAATACATTCCAAACATTAACCATAAACGTTTTTATCGCATTCCAAGCATTTATAATAAAGTTTCTGAATCCTTCATTTTTATTCCACAATAAAACGAATATAGCTATTAATGCAGCAATTACACCAATTACTATTGTTATTGGACCGCCTAAAATACCAAACACAGTTACTAGTCCTGTGATAGCATTTCTAATTAATCCAATCTTACCGAATAACAATTGGAATATAGCTGTAACTAATTTTATTGGACCTTTTAATGATGTCATTGCCTTACTTAATACTAAAGTTCCTGTTTTAGCCCAACCAAACTTAGTTACTAATGCGACTAATCTTGCTGCTAATGGCCCCAGAAAATCCATTACCGCTAATATTGGAGCAATTAAAAATCTAAATGCACCAACTAAAGTTATAATGACACCAACTAATTGTGCTGTAGCCGGATGCGCCTCAAACAAGTTAGCTATCCAACCAGTTATTGCTACTGCAACGCGTAATACTGCACTAGCTATAGGAGCCATCGCTGTTGCGAATGCAACTAATCCTCTTGCAATGTTCCCAATTAATTGCATTATTAGTGGTCCATTAGTTTGTATATAGCTGACAAAATCTTTAAAACCTTGAGATTGCCCGACTTGTTCAGACCATTCTCTAAACTTAGCCGTCATCTGTTCGAGAGACTGGAAGATTCCAGTTGATGACCCACTAAATGCATTCATCAAATTGTTAATTCCAGCAAAAACATTTTTAAAAATATTGCCAATGATAGGTAAATTTGTTTTTGTGTATTCAATAAAACGAGTTATCGAATTTTCTCCAGCTGCACTATTAGCCCAATTAGAGAACGATTGACCTAATCTGTCTAACCAATCAGCCGACCATTGAAACAGTGGTGCTAATTGCGTGAATACATTGACTAATCCGTCACCAAAACCGCCTGCAGCACTTAATAGCTTGTTAAATACCGAAACACCCGTTGTATTCATCATATTAAAGAATCTTGAAGCTACACTGCTATTTTCAGCCCATTTAAGCACGCTTTGAGACGCTTCTTCCATTCCTCTTGAAATACCACTAAAAAATGGTTGTAAGCTCTGCATTGCAGTTTTAACAGTATTTAAACCATTTGCAAGAGTTGTGAAGATAGCGGATTGATTTTGCTTTATAATATCAGTCCATGCTGACTTTACGCCATCTAACGCTTTTTTGTATTCGTTTGTTGCTGAGCTAGCTTGTAAAGTGCCATCATTAAGCATCTTTATAGCGCTGATAGCCATTGCGCCAAATGCTACAAAGCCAGCGCCGGCTATTGCTACCGCACCACCTAAAGCAAGTACACCGCCAGTTAACACTTTGATAGCGTTTAATAGCGCAAATACTACAGGTACTACGCTCGCTATTACAGGTATTAAAATGCTAAAAGATGAAGTTAGTAATCCACCAACCATATTAGAACCTACAGTACCGAACACACGGAACATATTAGCTAAATTCCCCATCTGTCTTTGGAAATTGTCGTTTGCTTTTATTATGTAGGCATAAGCTTTCTTTAAACGATTAGTATCGACATCTACCTTCGTCGTTTTTTTGTTTGGCAATGCGTCTAATGATTTTTTAAACGCATAAATAGTTGGTATAGAAAGCCCTGTATCTACATCAAGTCGAGATCTAGTTTTGTTTGGAATACTTTTAAGCTCTTCTTTAGTGCGTTTTATTTTAGAGTTAGCAACACCATTGTCCACGTCTATAATAGCTTTGGCTTTAGACCTGTTTAATGCTTCAAGACTAGCTTTAGATACTTTTAACACTCGATTGAATTTACTGTTATCTGCATTGACGTCAATACTGATACGCTTCTTTTCTAGTTCGGATAACTTAGCTTCTGCTTCAGCGATATCTTTAGTCAATTTTTGTTTTTGTAATTTAATCTCTGGAGTAACTTCTTTAGAGTTTAGTTTGTCTAGTTCAAAATTCGATTCTAGTACCTTTTGTTGCAAGTCTTGTATACTAGCATCTAATTTAGCTTTTACTTTTTTGTTACTAAAGGCATCTAAAGACTTTTTAGCAACTTTGATAGTTTTTTGTAATTTTTTATCATCAGCATTTAATTCGACATCTTTAGTTTGATCTGCTACTCGTTTAAATCTTTGCACAGACTTAACCGCACTATCAATTTGCCTTTTGAATTTGGCTACACTAGCTTCAATAGTCGCTTTAATTTTATATTCCGTCACATTAACACCTCTCTTTCTATTGCTTATTAAATTCTGCTATAACTTTAAAGAATTCATTATTTTGTGGTTCGTATTCATCACGTTCGCTACTAAATCTTATATCTTTACCTTCGTTAAGCCGTTGGATATTTTCTTCATAAGGCAATACGTCGTTTGCGTTGTTAAAAACATATTCCTCTTTAGGTTTATTTTCTGTCCCGACATTTTTAGTAGCTGCAGCATCACGAATAGCAAACGCAAGTTTGTAACGTTCGAATTCTTGGGTTAGCATTTCATACTCTTTCGCATACATTCGATAGTTATATTCTGTTAATGTCATTTGCTCAATAACGTTCAAATCTGTAATACCAAGTGTTGACATACAAGTGATAACGATTCTGTCGTAAGTTATTACGATTCCGCTGGTTTCTCTTCCGCTTCCACTACTTCTACTAGGTTTCGGGTCATAGGTCGCTTTCCCAACTCCGTTAAAATATCTGAACCGAATTCTTCTAGTCCGATATTTTCTGCGATTTCATCTAGCGCTTCATCAATGTTATTAATAGTAATTGCTTGTTTTTTTAAGTGAGATGTAGCTGCAATTAAAACTTCGCCAATCACAACAGGATTTCCACTTTCTAAACCTACAGGCAACATTGATACACCTTGACCGATAGAAGCTTGTTCAACTTTTAAACCTAATCGGTTATCGATTTCTCTTAAAAATTTAAAACCAAAACTTAACTCTAATGACTTTCCATTAATTTCTACATTCATAATTTAAAATCTCCATTCATGATTAATTTAAACAAAAATAAAAAGGGCGTTAAGCCCTATTTTTATACCTCTCCTGGTGTAACCGATGATGAATCTACTTTAGGTTGTGGAATTGCGGTTAAATCTTCGCTAGTTAACGCATCTTCTTTTGTAGTGTCGTGAAATCTGTATCCAGTCGCCTTAAGTTTTTTTGTTACAGCCTCAGGCAATGTTGCAAATCCACGTTGGAAACGACCATTCACTCCATATTCATATTCATATTCATCAATACCGTTAGCTTCTGCTTTTAATTCAAATTTATTGTGGAAACCTTGGAAATATTTCGCTTTAAATTTAGTAGCATCTCCATTTTTGCCTGGTATTCTACTTTCAACTTCCCAAGCTTCATACAATACGCGATCTACAACTGCATCTTCAATTTCATCTGCAAAATCGTCACCATAAAACATTTTAGCAGTACCAGACATTGTTGACTCAACAGAACCACCAGTGTTATAAGAACCGTCCATTGTATCCTCTGTATCTGTATCAGCTTCATGTGATAAGCCGTATTCAGTTAAAAAAAGCATTTTAGTAGCATCTACTTTTTCGCCAGCTTTTCTAAATAAAATAATACGATCATTACTATTTTTCATATTTGCCATTCAATATTCCTCCGTTTTTTAAAATGTTTTGTAAGATATCGTTACTGATGTGTGTAGCAATTCTTGATTGGTAGTATCATCAACTAACTGTGTGATGTTAGTATCATCTTCTTCAAAGTCATAATCGTTTGTTTTAACGCTAGGTGTTAAATCATCAATACATCTTTTAACAAGTCCGTCATGATGTCCTAAATCATCACTTACACTCCAAATATCAATAACTAAATTCGTGTCACCAGAATAACTATCAAACGTGTATTTACTTCTGTTTGACTCCGGCATTTTTATTACAAAAAAAGGATACGGAACCTCTTGTTGCATCTCTTTACGAGAAATAACAGGGAATCCATATCCTTGTAGCGTTTCAAACGCATTATTATAAAGTTGTAAGTTTGGTGTCATGCTTTTATCTCCTATTCAAACAACGCTTTCAACTCTTCTACAGTCGATTTTCTTATTACCTCATATACTGGCCACATAAAAGGTTCTGCCTCCATGTATCGAGTACCAAACTCTAAGAAACCACTATAAGCTGCATGCGATGTGATAGTGTATTGCAAATCGCCAGTTTTTTTATATCTGATATTGCGTGATAAATTACCAGTCCAATAACCCTTATTCATTACTTCTCTAGCTTTCAATTTAGCTCGTACTACATATTCTTTGGCTTTTTCTTGTAAAGTATCATCTACATCATCATCGATGTTGTTTTTCATATCGTGAAATTGGTTTAACAGTGCGTCTAATCCGTCTATATTCATCAATTGACCTCTTCGATATAATATGACGTTTCGTGTCTGTATGTCTTTGTATCAATTATCTTGTAGCGAATACCATTAATTAACACGTGGCTAACAGGGTAAGATATTGATTCTTTTATCCTCAGGACACTTACATCGTTTTTTACATCGCCGAATTCAAGTTGCTTTCTTGCTCTAGAAATAGGATTAATATTGCATGGTATCGCATCATAAGTGATTAGAGTGTTTTCTTTTTTGCTAGTTTTAGGATTGTAAGTTGCTGCTTGTTCTGATTGAAAGACGGCTCTATCTTCATATCTCAAAAGAACACAGCCTTTCCTTTTTTAGTTCTCGTTCTAGCATTAAAGTAATTATCAATAATAGCTTCATACTCCTTGAAATCGTTCAATTCATACGCATTGCTACGTCCGTCAACCGCTTCTGATGTCATACCTTCAGCACCAATCCTGTTGTAGCGTTTAACTGCAACTTCTTTAATCATGTAACTAAACCTTTCCGGTATTTGTTCAACTTCAATAGGTAACATTGATAACAACTGGCTTTCACAACTTTTTATAATTTCCTCTAATTGTTCATCTTGCTTTTCATCTTTAAGACCAATACGTTTTTTTACATCAGCTAGCGTAGTCATATAATCACCTACTCTAGCGACTCAAAAGCGTTGATAATTTCAGCTTTTGTTTGTTTTTCATCAACTTGTAAGCCAGCAACACTTGCTATTTCGACAAGTTCTTTTTTGGTTAATTTTTCATTTACAATGTAAATCATTTGTTCGTTACGTTTATTTTCAACACTAGCTAAAGCTTTGATACGTTCATCTGTAGGATCATAACCTTTGCGAGGGTAGACATGCCCTTTCATATAGACATGTCTGTTATCTTCTAAATCTGTAAAATCTACTTTAACAATTCCTATGATTTCGGGCATGTTACCACTCCTAATTATTTATTAAACTTCTCCTGGAACTGAATCTGTTCTTTTGTCAGCAGGAACTAACTTAGCAAACGCTTTATCATCAGCGATATGCAATGCTACATGCATAGTTGCACGTAATGCCACCATGTCTTGTTCAAACAAGTTTACAGGTGTGCCATCTTCGTTTTTAACTGTAGATAATTGTGCGGTTTCATCGATTTTGTATTCGATTAATTGAGGGATACCATAAATCAATTTGTCGAAGTCACCAGTGATTAATTCACCACGTTTTAAGTTACTTGATTTAAGATTAACCACAGGTAGACCGTCTAACGAATCACTGTTACGGTCATAAATACGTTCTTTCGTTTCAGGATCTACAATTTTACGTAACAAGCTTCTGTTTTGTGTTTTTGAGATAAACGCATTTGCTTCTAATTCGTCATCTTCAAGTAATGCCTCTAAATCAATAATGTTATCTTGTGTGAAGTCACCTTTAATAACCTTATTAGTTTTTTCAATTGATTGCGCAATTGATTTACCGAATGGATTGTTACCTTGATTCAAAATACCTGCCTCGTCAAACTTTTTATAGAAAGCTTCAGCAATCATAGGTTTCATTTCTTCAAAGAACTGTGAATAAGTGTAATTCAAGAATTCTTTTGTTACAGGTAAGATAACCCCTAATTTAAACGCTCTCATTGTAGCATTAACCCAAGTAGCCTTAGACGTTTCGATTTTTTGACCTTCACCTACCCAGTAAGCACCTGGTTTATCAGCCCAAAAAGTAAACTTCTTCTCAGTACCTTCCATTGGTTCGTACTTACCTAATTGCATGATTTTTGAGTTTTCCATAACCTCTTGTAAGATAGGTGTTGTAAATTCGTTTAACAACGTACCATCTTTCTTTTCGTGCATCATTACATTATCAGGGTTAAATACTTGCGGTTTAACATTGTTACTCGCAAAATGTTGCAAATTTAATTTTAATTTTTGTGTTTGTTCCATTTAAATGCCTCCGTTAATTTTTAATAATTCTTTTTTGTCTAGCTATTTCAGCTAAGTTTTGCGGTTTATTTTTAGTCGAGTGATTAAATGAATCTCCACCAGTCAATGGCGATTGTCTAGCGTTAATCTTAACCGCTTCATTAACCGCTTTTTTTACTGCATTAGAAAAAGCTTCAACATTCAATTTAGTTTGTTCAGCAGTATCTGTTACAACTAAATTAACAACCTCATCTGATGAATCAACTTCCGCTTCGCTTAACATTTTCCTTGCTTCTGAACGCATTTCATTTAATTGTTTTTCTGAGCGTAATTGCTCCAGCTCTTTTTCCATTTGTTCGCGTTCATATTCAGCGATTTGATCTTTGTTCATTTTTGCTAATCGTTTAGCTTCATCAACAGCTTCTTGTTTCTCTTTTTCTTTCTGCTTCATACGACGACTTAATTCTTCTTTAAGACGCTTGTTATATTCTTCTTGTAGTCTTTTTTCGATTTCTTCTTCTGAATTAGTCTTTTTGTCTTGTTTGTCTTTGCCTTCATCATCGTTGTTATCTTTTGATTTTCCATTATCTCCATCTGATTCTTCAGCAAAAAACTGTAATTTGAGTTTTAACTTCTCTTGGATATCCATAGTTTTTACACCTCATTTATTTACTCTTGATTAGTTTTAAGCCATACATGGTTCGGGCTATTACACTTGCACCTTTTATTGTCATAAGCATGGTTTGGACATAAAAAATAGCCAACACAATTAAGTGCTAGCTACTGAAGTTTAATTTCCATATTACTACCTGTTAATTCAGTAAAAAGTTTTCCCAAACTTTCTTCTAATTTTTGATTGTTATCTTCAATCATCTCATTCCGCTTTTGTAACTCTTTACGTATACCTTTCAACTCTCTTGCTATGTCTCTAAGGTATTTGTCAGTATTGCTCATATTAGTATCCTCCAAATTTTTAATTCACTGTCATACAAAGCTAACTTACCTTTTTTGCCTCTAAAAACCTTCACTTTCAAATCAATCACCGCTTTTCACTTTCCCTCCAAAGTATTTTGTTTTTCGTTTCTTGTTCTGTTTTTTTCGGCCACATGGATTTAGGTAATAAAGCGCAATCTGAACGACAATTGATATGCATAGGATAGAAATTAACACCAATTTTAGCGTCTTTAACTTTGAATACTTCTCCATTAAGCCCTTTACATACTTTAGTTGTTCTATTATCGATTTTTGCAATATACATATAATATCCTTCTGGAGAGATTTCTTTCATACTATCAATACTTGATTGTGCGTGAACACGTGCTGATTCTGTATAAAGCAATGATTTGATTGCTGCGGTCTTTTGTCGTGCTGTGCCTTCGAATTTATTTAGGTGCTTACGCATATCTTTAACGTATTCGTTAGGATGTCGACCTCTAATAACTACATTGGCAATTATTTCTTCTATTTCTTGCTTCATTGCTTCGGTATTAGTCCATAATCGCTCTGACCAAACGACACCATGAAATTGTGTATCTATAATTGTATCTATAACTTCTTTAGCTACTTGTACACCTTCACCTAAAATACCTGCTTGATCACTGAACACACGATAAGCTGTTGATTCGAAATATTGCCTCATCGATAATTCTGTTTGAGCTGTTGCATAAGCGATTAGGAATTCGATTTGAATCTTTAACATCTGTTCTCTAGATACATACATCTTAGTGTTATACTTCTTTAATTCTTCGTTTGCTCTTTCGCTAAAGTCTTTGTTTTCAACCAATCTTTTTGCTTCTTCTTGAAATGCTTTTACATCGAACTCATCGATAATCTTTTTTGCTTCTTGTAATGTAACGCCTGCAAAATCTCCGTACTTAACAATAAACGCATTGATTTCTTTTTCAATGCGCTTAATCATCATATTCAATATACGTTCTATTTCTTCAGCTTTACTTTTATCCCGCTTCAACTCATTCTCGATTGCTTTGCGTCCGCGTTCTTCCCAATATTCTTGAGTGTTTTTGTTAGGCAATTACAATCATTCCTTTTTATCGATAGAATCTTTTGTGCTATCGTCTTGTTCATCGTCATTGATGTTTCTAGGGTCTTGATACATATTTTTTTGAGCTTTTTTAATAGATTCTTTCTCGTCTTCTTCGATTTTCTTAACTTCTAATTCAGGGTCTTGGAAGAAAGAGAATAGAGACATTAAAGTTGTTTGACTAATCTTTCCACCAGAATCAATATAAGCCTTTAATTCTTCAATTAACGACTTAGGTAAGTTTCTGTTGTATACGTATCTAACAGTATTAAAATCTTTGCTTACGTCAATTGACCGTGTATTTTTTAGTATTGTCTCTAACAACTTAGCACGACGTCTTAGTCCTTTAGTGAACAATCCTTCTTTAGTTTTAGTACGTTGTTCTAATCCGAATAATTTGTATTTCATTGCCTCGCCCGATTGAGTGCCGCTAAAGTTATCATCTTTCATGTTAGGCGTGTTGGTAAACATGTGTATATCACTGTTTAAACGGTCTTTATAAGCTTCGGTACCTTGTACATCGTATTGCTTATAAATATAACCACCATCAACAGAGCCTTCTGTTTCTCTACCTTCGCTATCAGCATAAACAGTCGGTTCTAAAAATAACACGTTAGCTTCCTTTTGTTTTCTAACTTCTACAGGATCTAAATTTAAATTACCTTTAATAAGTAACATAGCGTCATTTAAATCACTCATATAGTTAGCAGTATCTGATTCAGCATTATCATACAAATCAATTAAAGTGATTACTTTCTCATAATCCCCTTTTCTTCTTTCGTTGTTGCTAAATTCTGTAATAGGCATACGTTCGAAAGAGTGTGATTCAAAACCGTTTTCACGTGGTGTGAGCTTCAATCCATTTGTTCTACTGGTAAGATATCTATAAACACCGTGTGAAGTGAATAAATCAACTGTAAACACTTCATCTTCGTCAGTCTTGTCTATTGGTTTAGTTCTTAAATATCTAACGCCTGCGATACTATTACGTTCAATTGTATTGTCGTATATGACAAAAGTACTCATTGCATCACTCTTGTATAAACGCGTTTCATCATCTTGGTTTCTAATCATTAACTCATAAGCTTTGCCATAAATTGACAAATCTAATCCTAAAGATCTATTGTGTGACTCAACATCATTTAAATCATTGAACGCCTCAATAGCTTCTAATACATCTTTGTCATCATCTTGATATTGAATTGGATTACCCAAGAAATAGCCGTTGATAAAATCGCTAATATAAGATGCGTAATCATGCGCTACACGGTTATCTGCCATGTACTCTTCTTTGCGTCGTGTTAACTCAACTAAGTTCTTAGTTTTACCTTCGTAATAATCACTTAACACTTTCAATCTAGGTCGTTGGTAATCCATGTGATGTTCAATGTATTTACTTACTTCATTAACGTTTTGTAATAAATCGGATTCCGTCCCGTCATATGTGTAAACAACATTGGCTTCATCATTAAATAAGTAATTTATGTTTCCCCGTAGATCTGTATCTGTTTCAAATTCGTTTACTTTTAACATTTGTTCCCTCCTATAATCCTAGAGATTTTATTGTGTCAACTTTCGAACTGAGATTTGTGCGTTTTCTAACCGGTCTGTAGAATCGTTCCACTGAATAACGCAACGAATCGATACAATGATTGTATGTATCTACTGGTTCATTGGTATATTCACCTGTATCTTTGTCCTTTTGCCATGTGTAGTTGTCAAACTCTTCAATAGTCTTGAAACAACGTTCATCAACAATGATTTCAAATTGCATTAAGAATTGTAACCCTTGTACAACCGAGCCCTTTCCTTTTTTGGTTGGTAAAATCCTTTTAAGCCCTAGATTCCTTAATTCAGCTATACTTTTTTGTTCTGCACTATCTGCTGTAATTTCTTCTTTAGCATAACCAAGTTGCTTTATGACATTAGCTATTTCATCATTCAGCATACCTTGTTTAACATACTCTTCAATGATGTATAACTTCTTTTTCTTTACATCTATTTTAGAATGTATAAAAGCACTAGGATCATTAACGTATCCAAAGTCCAATCCAAAATAAGAAGGTAAATGTCTTAACTCATCTTTATTTATTAAACGTTTTTCATACTTAGGGAAAACCAATTTGTCTAGTGTAGCAAATTCACCTAACGCATAAATTTTGTAATATGCTGGATTACGATTTGCTAACAACTCTAAGTTTTGTCGTGTCATTTCATCAAGAAACTTATTATCTCGATAACTAGATTGTCTAATCATGACATTTTCCATTGGTTCACCATGTTCAAAGAAATACTTATAAACCCAATTCAGTTTAGATACTGGGTTAAACATCAAAAATATTTGCTTATTCACGTGTTTACGCTCCCTCAAACGCAACGTTAATTGCGTGTAATCATTTAGTGTGAATTCAGACGCTTCTTCCATGACTATGTCTGATATGCCTTTTATCGACTTTATTTTCTCTGGGTTATCTAATCCTTTAAACAAAAAAACTGCGCCGTTTGGCAATTCAACTTTGTTATCAGTCTTATTCCAAAGGCACATGTCCCAAATACCGAAGTTTATCAAACAATCTTTGACATCTTCGAATAAACTATCTTTAATTGTTGATTGGACTTTTCTAAGCCATAGTATACGCCTAGGATATTTCCAGTCTTGCAATGCTTTAAGTACAACTTTTTGTATAACGCCGTGAGACTTACCGCTCGAACCTCCACCGTAATGTACTTCAGTGAAGTTATCGTAATTGGTTAGTATTTCGAATATGTTTCTGTTGAAAACATTAGATGGTTTGTTAAAGTTTAATTTAACTTTCGTCATCGTACTCACCAATATTAATCTCAATATTCTTCTGAGTAATTTCTTTTTTATCGATATACGCACCATGTACTTTTAGTATGTGGTCAATAGATCTCTGACGCTCTTCAAAAGTTGGTGTGATTGTGTAAGTAACCTCTTTTTCCACTTCACCGTTTAAATGGTCATATTTCTTACTGTAAGCCTCTTGAGGTTCTCCTCTAGCAATAGAAGCAGATAACGCTAAAGCTTCTGTAATACTCATTAAACGCTCTTCTTGTATCTGTTCTAATCGTTCTTTAATATATTCCGAAACATTAACATTTCTTAACAATCGACTTGCTAAAGACTCTGCTGTTTTCTTACTATAACCTGCTGAAATTGCTGCTTTTTTACCATTGCATCCATTCATTATATATTCATCTGCGAATCTCTTTTGTTTCTCGTTCATTTCATGTACCACCCGCTTTACGTTAATTACTCTAGTTATTTTAAATACAAAAATGCCCCTACATCTTGTGCAGGAGCTACGTTCAATAATGTGAAAGGAGGAAAATAGTTATGGTTATAAATGCAAGAATTAAACTCCCCACCATACAGGCAGGTAGTAAGTGATTGATAGCGTAACATATCTACTTTTATATGTTTGTCACTTCTCAATCACATCAATGAGAACATCTAATGTGGCTATTACCCCACGTCTTAAGATAATTCTTACAAATCAATTATATAAAATTAATTCACAGTTTAAAAATAGTGTCATTTTCGTCATTTCTGTCATTTTTGTCATTTTCGTCACTGTAGTAGATAAATCTTTTCTGCCAACTCATCACGGCGCGCTAAGAAGTTGTTTCTGTTTAATTTAGAGTTAGGCATCTTCTTGATAATCGCATCCCTGTTATAACCTTTCTTCAATAACTCTAAGAAACAAAAGTCAACATGTCCTAATTTCTGTTGTGATTGATTTATAAACTCAACCTCTTTTAACATCTGCGCATACCTTTTATTTGCTCTCTCAAGCCTCACAACAACATCTTCAACTTTACTTGAGTTTTCCCCTTGTGGTTTCGGTAACGTCGCTTGTATGCCGTACTGCGCGATTGAATTACTATCATATTCCGGTATTGCATCAGCCAACACATTACATTTCATCTTATGTGTGCCTATCATATTAACGATTGACTCTTTGCTATACATCTACTCTGACACCTCCGCCTTAATCAAATCTGACTGATCGCTCAACTTTGCAAAGTCACTTGGCGCCTCTACATCATCATTAGCCGTCATCATAATATATACCTGCTCAGTTACATACTTACCTAGCTCATACATTGTTAATAAGAATAATAGTCTTAGTATTGGTTTAATCATTTCCCACACTCCCTTATATTTTCAAACAACTGACCTACTTTAATAATTGCATCTCTTTTAACTTGTGCCTCGTACTTCTCTTTCGCTTCTTCTTTACTCTCCGCCTCAACAACTGTAAACCTTTGATTGCGCTTAGCTTTAGTTATGTGTGTATGTTTACGTCCTGTTGAATCTTTGAATGTTGTGACTAAGTATTGCGTCACTTCCCCAAAACCTCCTTGACTCGATCTAATATGTCTTTACACGTATCCTTTCCCTGCGTCTGCTGTTCCATCTTGTCTTTCGTGGTTCCTTTTCATTTTCTTTTTGTATGCGTCAATGAGTTGGTCGATAGTGTAGTAGTTGTTCGCTAATGCAAACGGTAAAAATAAGTTGCTACTATATGGACTTTCATACATTTCATCTATAGTTGACATAAATTCATCTACTACATCACTATCGTTAAAATCGATTTCAACTCGTTCTATATAGTCGTTAAAATCTCCGTCATCTAAATAACCCAAAATTTCTTCCATGTTATCTGCTTGTTGATTAGCAATACTCAATCCAAACGCTAACATGTCTGCTAACTCGTCTAGCTGTACGTCTAACGGTTTACCTGGTTTCTTCTTCCAATTCTTGAACGTTTCCAATGTGTTAAACCATTCAAAGAATTCAACCACATACGCAATCTTGCTATCTCGTAAATTTAGTGTTGGTATTCTATCGTCAAAGTCTTTTTGTATTTGTAATAACTCTTGTAACTGATCAATTGTTAATGTGTTAGTCATTTTCCTGCTCCTCCTCATATTTATAGACCACTTGCCCCGTCATAATCCCTACTGCTTCATCAAGACCAATATCTTCTTTGAGTGCATCTTGCATAGCATTAGGTAAACCCTCAAGTATTTCATCAAACGCTTGTGCTCTCTTATACACGTCTTCAATCTCTTTTAGTAATCCCTCTGTGTCATTGCCGTTATACGCACTAGCACTTATAACTGATTGTTCAATTTGTTCGCGGTTGTTCATTAGTGTCTTCCTCCATTTGACCTAAAAATTCGTAGAACTCATTTGTTCCGTCTAGTTCTTCCATTCGCGACAGTATAATATCTGCAGTGCTTTTACCTCCTATATAGAGAGCTCCTATCCTGTTCGCTTTGCTCTCAGGGTGTAGTTCTCTAATTTTAAAACAGTAATGTTCGTATCTTCCAAGCAATTCATTTTTGACTGTGCGCCACATGTTCTCCAGCTCTTCGTTACGTTTTCTTAACTTAGCTATATCCTCGATAAGCTCATCTCGTTGCTTCTTGTACTCATCACGTTCGTCTTTAAAAACTTTTGATTGAGCTCTAAAGTGTCTTATTGCACTTTGCTCATCAGTGATAGAGTCAACATTTTCAGCTCCATGTTTTTTCATGAAATTAATTAATTCTTCTCTTGTTGGTTGTATCATTATATTGCCTCCACTTTTTCGACTTCTATGCTTGCAGTTTCGAACGGGAGCTTTTTACGAATCAGTTTTAATACCATGTTCGTGGCTTTTTTCTCATTCGTACTTTTCACGAAATAATGTTTCTTTAATTTATAATCACATTTAGATGCAAAGAACTTGATACAAAGACATACTTTATAGGTTTGCATCATACTACCAACTCCCCATCTTTCCAAATTAATGTCATAGTTTTATCTTCGTTTAGTATATAAAACGCTCTGGAAGTACCGTCTATCAACTCTCTGATTGAATCATTTTCATATATTTCAAAACCTTCAATATCGTTTAGTTCTACTAGACAATCAAACTCAGTATCTTCAGTGACTTCCTCTGTGATTTCTACAGTAAAAATATCTTTATCTGTTACTACTTTTGTATAAAACCCATGCCCATCAGTTGAAAAATGTACTTCGCTACATTCTCCAAGCGTGCCCATTCTATCTGATTGAAACACTTTACTTTCAACTTGTTCAGGATTGTTCCATGCCCATTCCACCAGTTCGAGTAGCGTCATCTTCTTTTTTCTTTTAATCTTTGCCATTATTTCCATCTCCTCTAAAATAAAGTTAGTTGCTTCTGTTCCTCGTATTCCAAACCATGTTGCTTTATATATGTTTCGAGCTCTTCAGCAGTATCAAATGTCTTTTTAACGCCTTGCCAACCTGGTACGATATGCCCGTGAAAGTAATAAGTGTCATTTACTACATGGATATGTGCCACTCGTTCGTTATCTTGATACAAATATCTCTTAGAGCTGAAAAATTGGTTTAAGTATTCTTTACGTGTGCTATCTGTCATGGTCGTCACTCCTTTTAACAATTAGGCAGACCAAACGACATGCATTCGTCGTATAGCTCTTCATTCCTTATGCTTGCCTTATAGTTTTCAATCACATTGCTAACTTCTTTATGACTCATTGCTTTAACTTGTTCGTCTGTATATTTTTCGCAGTCTTCTAATTCCAGTTGCTCCTGTAATGACATCACATATTCAACTTGTTTTTGGGTTGCCATCGTTAGCCCTCCCACAAATCAAATGCTCTATCGACATAAAACTTCGCTTTCGCCATATCCTCATGACCATTCTTTAACGGTGCTCTAGACAAGTATTTGATTGCATTACCTATTGCGAATGCTAATTGTGGTGGGTACTGTGCCGTAACTTGTTCAATAAAATCTATAATTTCAATGTCGCCGTATGTGTAATGCGCCGGTTGCTTAACATTGTCTTGCGTTTTGTTCATATCTACTTTTCTGTTACTGATTATGCTCATTATGCTTCACTCCATTTCTTGAACATTTGGTTATAAGTGACATCGAACCAATACGGATCACGTGAATGTTTTTGAGGTACATTAAACAAATGTGGCTTCTTTCTTCTTAGCTCAGCCTCTTTCTTTCGCTCTCTTTCCAATTCACGTTCGAGTCTCGCTTGTTTAATCTTTTCCATTTGTTTCATTTCTCTATATTCTTTTAGGTGCATGCCATATGGCGCGTCTAAAGCTTCTGAAAGTTCCCAACAACCTCTTACACGTTTGGAAACAATTCCAGCATTTATCCCACGCTTTGCCATTATTTCTTTTTCAAAATTGTTAAATTTATATGGTTTATTATTAATGATTACAACACTGCCCATTTATTCCACCTCTACATTTACATTTCTAATTTTTAAATTGTCATACTCTAGTAATTCGTCCGGATTGTTATATAAGTAATCTGCCAGCGCTTCTTTTTCGTTATCCACATCATCGAAATGCTGATATTCAACTTCTGTAGGTATCCTTATATCAATCGTTGCGTTTATATATGCTTGTTGTTGCATTAGATCACTTCCTCAACTCGCATGATTATTTTTGGTTCTAGTCCATAACGCTTTGAGCTAGTTATTTCTGTAATTTGGTTATCGTCTTTCCATGCATGACCATTACAAGCATCTAATACCGTTTTAATTAAGTTATCGATATCCGGCTTAGTCACTTTATACTGTCCAACCATTTCGCTTTTCTTTTTCTTCGACCACGATTTAAGCAACGGAAAGTAAAAGTCTAATTCGATTTTTAATGCATGCTCTAGATTCAACTTAGGTATTTGCCCTTGTATATACGCTTTATGCTTTGTGTAAGACGTAGGCATGTAAGTTTGAACAAATCTACCTGTATTACGAAAGCGTGGACGAGGCGAGCCCATAGGTGCCTCGAACGTTTCGTTAAATTTAATTTCTATTTCCATGTGCCACCTCTAAATATCAAATATCGTTGCTTGTAAACCTAATTCTTGCTCATATAGAAGCCCGTGAGCGCCTTTGAATCGTTTTAGGTCACTATCAGTCATAATTTTCTTTTCGTCGCTGAAATGGGCTCCTGTAAGCGAATAAACTTCATTTACGTTGTCTTTATACTTGATGACCTTAATATCTTCTGTGCCATCTTCTCGGTATAAGTAATATTTTTCTTTCGGCATTTTTAACACTCCTTAATGTGCGTTTTCTTCCAGTTGATTTCATTCATAATTTTCTCTTCAACTCTGTCGTAATCATCGAAAGGCGATAACTCGTTATTGTCCAACAATCTATTGACCGCCCAACCAGTTTCTATATATACATTTGCTACAATCGGGTCGTTTTGCTTTGCCTCTTCATACATCGATTTCAATAAGCTTTTGAATTGCATGATGTTCATGTGAAAAACCTCTGAGTCTTCTTGTAATACTCAAATTCAATCACTCCGGTTTCGCCGTCTTTGTTTTTAGCGATATTACATTCAACAATCGATTTGCCGGTTGTGTCATCTTCGTCACGGTTATAGTAATCATCACGGTAAAGTAGCATTGCCAAACTTGCATCGGCTTCTATTCCGCCCGATTCTTTCATGTCCGATAGCATTGGTCGTTTATCCTGTCTAGACTCGACACCACGATTCAGTTGTGAAAGTAGTACGATGATTGCGCCTGTCTCATTAGCGATTATCTTTAAGTCACGTGATATCTTTTCTACTGCTACACGTCTATCAACTTTCGCATCAGTATCCATCAGTTGAAGGTAATCTATAAAAATAACTTGTTGCCTGTCTGAATGCCTCATTGCTTGTGCTCGCACATCTTGCGGTGTGATATTACTTTTGTCAGAAATATCAATACCTAACTTCATGATTTGATCCATTGCATTTGTTAACTTCGTTAAGTCATCCGGCGTTAAGTTTCTGATTTCTTTTATCTTTGTTAACTCAATACCAGTAATTGTTGATAACATACGTTTCAATACCGATGTGCCGGTTGTTTCGAGACTAAAGAAAGATGTTTTGTATCCATTTTGTGCTATGTTCAGCATCATGTTTAATGCAAAACCTGTCTTACCCACTGAGGGACGCGCTGCGATGACGATTAATTGTGATGGTTCTAATCCCCCTATTTTGTAATCCATTAGCTTGTAACCCGTCTTAATTTGCTTCTTAGGGCTATCGCTGTATAACTCTTCGACAAACTCCTCAACAAACTTCTTGGTTCCATCTTCTTTTTTGTTAGTAATTGTTTTTAAATCCTTGAGTTCATCAATCAAGTTGTTAAAGTTTTGGTTCGTAGGTTGTTGTTTGAACTCAGTGACCAATTCATTCGCTTTGTTGAGTTGATAACTTTCCAATAATTCTTGTTGATAACGTTCAAAGAAGCCGTATCCAATGAAATCGGAGTTGTAAAGTTTAGTTATAGTATCTGCATCTAAAAACTCTTTATCTTTAGTTGCTTTTAAATAGATTTCTTGATGATCTATCTTTCCGACGTCCATTACATAATTGAAAAAGGTTTTAAACTTTTCGTTCGTAAACATGTAATCTTTTACTCTTATCTTTTCTAATACGTCCGGTTGTTTAAGTAGCGTAGCGATTATTGTACTTTCAATTTCGAATTGTCCGTAATTCATTCGTTTTCGCCCCCAAATTCTGTCAACTTATTCATGAAGTTATCTAGCGCTATTTTTCTTTGTCTGACATATTCGGGGTCATTCTGCATTTTCCATTGGTGTGTAGCGGTTTCGTTATCTACTGGTTCAATAGATACTTTTTTAGGTTCCTTACGCATGATTGCTGGTAAGTTAGGCGGGTACGGGTTGTTACTGTTGATATAAACATCTACCGCTTTTACAGTTGGTTGATAATCTCCATTTTGACTTAATACATCAATCCACATTTCTAACTTCGGTTTATCAAAATCAATGTTGTATACGTACCTAACTTTTTTAATAATTTCTAATGCTTGTGTTTTGCTCATCGGCATTAGTCATCACTCAATTCTTTTTCCATTTGTGCAATGACATCATCAGTAGCATTTTTTCTAGGTGCTATTTTATTTTCTGCATCTTCTTTTGTTTTGACATTCTCTTTAGCCCAGTTGTTTAAAACTTTAATTAAATAGCCACCATGCGCACTTTTGCTTTTAGTGTACTCAACACCTACTTTTACAACTTCAAAAGCGTTTGTACCTATATCATCAATAGCAAACCCTAATTGTTCCATTTGATTAGGTGTTAACTTATCATCTAAATTTGCAATTATATATTTTATTGAAGATGAGAAGACGGCTTCTCTTTCTTCTTCTTTATTCTTATATTCTTCTTCTTTTTCTTCTTCTTCTGTATCGTTACGTAACGTTACGGTAACGTTACCTTTTGCTTCTAGTAGCTTTTTCTGTCTCTCACGATAGCGTTGTTGTCGCAATTTATTTTTTTCTTTATGCTTAGCTTTGCTATCTAAGCTTTGATGCTTCTCCCAGTTCGTCACTTTTATGACACCATTAACTTTTTCAATCATGCCCAATGTCTCAAAAGTTTGTATTGCTAACCTTATTGAGTTGATAGGTCGGCTAAACTCATTTGCTAACATTTCTTCGTTATACGGCAAGTTTTCAGATAGCATAATGTAACCTTGTTCGTTGTACTTTCCTGATAAAGTTAGCAACTTAACCCAAATAGTTATGATCGTATCTCTTTCGGGTAAAGCTTCGATATATTTGATTTTGCTGTCATCAAACATGCCAACTTTAAGTTTTATCCACGATACTTCTCCCATTGTCTTCTCCTTTCAGCATTTTGTTGAGCCTCTCATCAACTTTTATCCACGAGTCATGCAAGTGATATTTATCATCAAACGACTTAACACCAATCGCATGTTGCTCGTTGTGATGTTCGCGACATAACGCTAATACATGTTTGTCATAGTGATTCATTTTGTTTCTGTTCATTCCTCTGCCGACTGCTTCATAATGTGCCAGGTCTGCGTGAGGCTTTCCGCATATTACACAGTTGCGGTTAACAGTTGACCAGTATAAGAATGATTTATCTTGTTTCAGCAAGTCGCTTGTTTTATAACTAAGCGGTATGTCGTTGTGAAATATCCAATCGAGTGTTACCTCGATAATTTGATTCGCTTGCATCCGTGTACAGTCACTTAACGAAATACTCTTGTCATAGTCATACAGAACCGTTACATATTCTTGGAACAAATACCTCATATAGTCACGTGGTTGGCCTGTGTGGCTCTCTATGTCGTTACAGAGCGCAAATATTTTTCTTCGTTGCTTGTCTGTTATTTTGAATGGGTCTTCGATTCGCAAATCACATTCGACTTCGTAGCCGTTATCAAGTAATAATGTTTCTTTGTCTCCTAGCTCGGCACCCTCGATAACGACTGTTGTTGTGCCGTCATCTTGAGTGATATAGTTTTTGATTTGAGCCATTTAATCACGTCCTAGAAAGGTAAATCATCGTCAGAGATTTCTATAGGACCATTAGCATTAGCAAATGGATTATTTGATTGCTGTCTATTCTGTGGTGCGTTATATGAATTATGCTGTTGTTGGTTGTTAGATTGACCGTTGTTTTTACGTTCAACGAAAGTTATATTGTTGACTGCGATGTCTGTAGTAAACACTTTCTGTCCTTGATTATTTTCATAACTACCGGTTTGTATTGAACCAGTAACGCCAATTTTATTACCTTTATTAAAGTTATTAGCGATGATTTCAGCAGTCTTACCAAATGCAACACAACGAATGAAGTCTGTTTCATATTCGTTAGTTTGTTTGTTTTTGAATGGTCTCTGTACTGCAATTACAAAGTTAACTACGTTGTTGTTTTGACCTTTTAACTCTGGATCTGCCACTAGGTTCCCAATTAAATTTACTGTATTCATTGTTCAATTCCTCCAAGCCATTTTTTTATCTGTTGTCTGGTTACATTGATTTGGTTTTTATTCAGTGCTTCGACGTTCATTTTTTCTAATTTGTTAATTTGTTCCTGGTATTTTTCCGCGAATCCACTTTCTTTAGCTATGGCTATAAAATCATTAACTTCTTTAGTTAGTATGTCTTTAAATTCTTGACTTACTGTTGAATATTTATCTTGTTTTTGTTTTGCGTCTGCGTCATCTTCATCAGTTGGAATGTTAAAGAACTTCATTAAGAAATAGCGTTCAGCATAAGTTAACGCTGTGCCATGTGCTTGTGAAATATCATTTTGTTGACCGTAAGCGTGATAACTTACTTCATACTGTTCTTCTGGTTTATCAGCATTAATCCATGTATAATTCAAATCCATTTCAACTATGAATTCTGTCACTTCTTGACCTTTTTTGTTTTTAAAAGTATGTGTCGTCCAATTTTCATTTGACGTATTGGGGACTAACAATAAATTATGTTCAATCATCTTTTCTCTTATTCTGTGTAATATTTGAGATCCTGAAACATACGAGAAGTTATAACCCTTAGTATCTTTTGTGAAGCCCGCAATATTCGCTTTAACATCTGCTATTTTTTGGTACAAATTAAGTTGTTCGGCCATCTATTCTCCCACCTTTACCGTGTATGACGTTGGTTTCTCAACAATGCTAGCACCCTCTAAAACTTCGCCGTTTGCGTCAATTAAAGTGCCGTTTTCAGTTACATTGAAATCTTTCTTAATGTCTGATTGGCTAAGTTTTTTAGTTACCTTTACATAGTTGTCAAAACCTCGTTGCTCAAGTTGTTTAATAACTTCTTGCTCATTGCTAACTTGAATGACTTTTGAACCTTTTCTGGCTGTCACTTTTCCGTAAGGTGTATTCAACTTGAATTTGCTATCTTGTTCTTTTTGTATTCTGAAATATTCAATTACAAGGCTTTGTAAATATTCTTTGCCACTCTGTAATTTTTCTACTTCTTTATCTTTCCATTTGTTTATGCGTTCAATTTCTTTATTTGCTAACTCGTTGATTTCATTCTCTTTAGTTGTGATTGCATCTAGTTTCTTAAAGACCCAGTTAGCACTGTCTAAGTCTGTTACTTTGAATCGGTCGTCTTGTTCAAATGTTTCTAGTTCTCTCTCTTGTAATTCATTCACTTTTCATGCCTCCTACCATTTCATGACTAAGTTAATTAGTCTGTCCTGTTCGTCTGTGTTCTCTTCAATCCATTCATCTATCGCTTGGTTGAATAAGTCTGATGCCATATCTAAGTCATTCTCATCTACGACATAAGCATGTTTAATTGGTACGTTGTTCATATCTTTAACTTGTATTGATATGCCCATATGACCTTTTAAAATGAATAGCTTAAAATCGAATCCGTTAACATGAATATTTTTGCGTATGATATCGCCTATTTCGTAATACATTGTTTTAGTCCTCCTTGTCGTCATCAATACCGAGAAATTTTTGTGATTTACACATTTGGAGAACATTGACAATGTCTTTATAACTCTTAGTGCTATCCAATAAGGAAGCAAGATCGAAAGTATGACCAATCACAGAATTTGAACCTGCTAAATAATCTCCGTCGATAACTCCTATTGATGAGAAAAGCAAAATATCAAATTTACTTTCTCCCTTAATTTCTTTCGCTAATTCATACAATTCTCCGCTTTTTTCAGATAATAAGTCTTTTATTTCGTCCTGAGTCATGTCTTTATAATTTTTAGTCATAGTTGACTTCCTCCTTGTTTCGTTTTATATTTAACTTGAAATTTTTCTTAAGTACTTGATACTGTTACTTGTTGGCGCAAGTAGCAGTTTTTTTTATTCTTCATAAAAGTATTCCTTATAAAATATGAATGTCGCTATGCTTGCGAATCCTGCAATTGACCACGCTGTGGTGAAGTATAGAAACGGCATGAGTACAATCGCTAAGACTGTGAAGCATAATACTGCTACTAGGTAGCTTTTATAAATGTTACTCATTTTCTTTTTTCTCCTCTTTGGTTGTTTCATCGTTTATCAAACCTTGCATTTCCATTAATTTTTGAGGTATACCAGCTTTTAACTGGATTTCGTATAACATTTGTTGAATGTGTGGTGGCACTTCTACCATTCCTTTCGTGTATAATTTAGTTATCTCCTAGTGAAAGGAGGTGATAAGTATGGAATTTAATGATTTTCAAAATTTCTTTGGTGAACTTAGTAATCAAGCCGAAAAAGAATTCGGTGGTGACAGTGACTTTTTTAGAGATAGAATAAATAAGTTGAAAGAAGATGCTCCTGAAAACGTATCTTACGAAATTATTTATTCAATAGCTTTATACGAAAGCTTAAAAGCTCAACAAGATATGAAAATTTTGAATACAGTTAAATATCTTTTAAATCGTGACTAGCAATATCCAACAATGATTTGCTCTGAGCATTATTAATTTTTGGATAATCAAAATTTCTAAGTTTAAATCTTGTGTTTTTCTCAATCTTCCAAACCTTCCAAGTCGCAACTGCCATTGTGATGAGGAAGGTTGTTTTGTATAGTGTGTTCATTTGTTTATGCTCCTTTCGTGTATAATGTTGTTTAAGAGGTGCATTGCTCGGGTTATAGTACTTTAAATTCAACACCGTCTATTTGAACGAACAGATTATCTAAATCAGGGATTTGTTTTTTATATAAACCAAATCTTGATTTAATATCTTTTAATAAATAGAGTTTCAAATCTCCAATTGATAATAGTTGTCTATTACCTGCTTCGTCATAGTAGTAATAAATGACTTTTTTGTTTTGATCTTCCATTTGCTGCGCCCTCCTGTTAAGCAGTTACGTTAGCTTCATAACCGAATTCAGTCATGATTTCATGTATTTTCAATCTACCTTTTTGTGTCCATCTAGTTTGTAAAACTGTGTCTTCTCTACCGTCAGAGCGTACAATTGGTATAGTGTCTGATTCTGTGTAACTCTTGCCCATGTGTTCTGAGTAAAGCACCCACTGTTTATTCACTTTTCGTTGTAATCTAGCTTCGTGTAGTAGTTTGTTTAACTTTTGTGCTGATATACCGTAGTCTGCCGCGATTTGAGTTGTAGCTAATGTTCCAGTTGACTTTAAGATTTCATCTACATAGTCTGCTTTGGGTTTTAGCTCTCCAATTTCTTGTTGTAAAAGTAAGTTTTGCTCTTTTTCTTTCTTATACTCAGTCAACACTGTAATGATGTAGTCTGGATCTTTTAATGTTTGTTCAATTACATTGTCTGTTGCGTAGATACCGTGTTTGCGAATGGCTGGTAGGACTTCCATCGCCAACCAATCTTGAAATTTTTCTGCTACAGCATTACCTGCTTTGAAAGCCAACTTATATACCATTGGTTCTGGTATGAAATCGCCTTTCCCAACTTCTTGGGAAAGATATTTACCTAAATATTTATTGATAGTTTCCCAACGAATATATTGTTTGCCGTTTTTAAACTGAGTGAACCCCAAACTTTTTGCGACAGTTTCTAAATCGAATAAATTATTTTCATTATCTTGTTTGATTAAGATTGAAAACATGTCGTTACTGAAAGTTTTAATTTCATTCATTAACTCTTCACCTCTTCTTTAATTTCTAAAATTTTCGCAATACGTTTCTTTTGTTCAAAAGCATCTCTACGTCCACGTAAAATATCCGATAAGTAAGCACTTGAAATTTCTAGCATTTCCGCAAGTTGCTTGTTTGTCATGTTGCGTTTTAATAATTCCGTTCTCACTTTCAAGCCGAAATCTGTTGTCGACATATTAGCACCTCCTATAACATTTTTTCTAAGCAAATAAATTATCTGTTGAACACCAATAACTTTTATGCTAATATTTAAGCATAGTTTAATAAACCTATAACAATTCGTAATGCCTGTCATAAAGGTATTGAATACTCGTTCCCCAACGAATAATTGTTATGTGTTTAGTAAGCTAAATTTAAAGCTTAAATACAGTATATTAACTTTTATGCTAATTGTCAACAAAAATAGCGAAAAAGTTAATCTGTGATAGGAGAAATTTATGAATCTAGTACAAAGAATCCGTAATTTGTGCAATTCAAAAGGTATGACTTTTGCTGAATTAGAGAGAACTTTAGGGTTTTCAAACGGACAAATCAGAAGATGGGAGAAAACCAAACCAGGCATTGATAAGGTGCAAAAAATTGCCGATCACTTCGATGTATCAGTTGATTACTTATTAGGTAGAGAAAAAGATGAGTACTCCGGAGAAGATAAAAGTGAAGATATTCTTATTATGCATCGAGCTACAGAAAATATGACGGAGGCACAAAGGCAAAAAGCTTTGACTATATTAGAAGCAATGTTTGATGATTGGGATGATTTAACTAAGTAACAAAGGGGCTTTTTAATTGAAATTAAATTATGAAAAATCTTTTTTTAAATCTGCGAAAGCAGTTTACGAGATCACAAATGGTCTATATAACTTATCTTTTCCTTTAGATATATTTGAAATTATCTCAAAAGATAAACGTATTAAATTAGTGACTTTCTCTGAATTTTCTCAGAATACTGGCACTTCATATTTTAAAATACCTTCTATTTTCGGTTCAGAAGAAGCGTTTCATATTAGAAAAGGAGACAAAGCGATTATAGTTTATAACGATTTACTGCCTATGAATCGTCTAAGATTTACTTTAGCTCATGAATATGGTCATTTTATAATGGGACATACTGGAGTTAATTTAAATAAAACATTCACATATAAAGATTATTATAGAAGGATTGCTGAAGAATATGAAGCAAACTCATTTGCTTCATGTTTATTGTTTCCTTTACATATAAGATACAAATATATAAACAACTTTAATATTGAGCAAATTTCGTACAAGTATCAAATGAGTTTTCAAGCGATCCATATAGCGGTAAAAGTAATCAGAAGACATATACACAATGGGTTAAACGACTATATGTCAAATAACGAAAATTACCACGCAGAAAACTACTTAAGTTTTTTAGAAGAGAAAATGGAAAGCAAATCTGATTTTATAAATGAATTTAAATATGCTTATGATCTAACGATTTAACAATCAAAAAATAAAGGAGAAATGAACATGAAAGAATTACCTAAGAGCAGATTAACGTTCAAAGAAAGTATGATTGAGAGTCAATATTTAGCAACTAAAACAAAAGAAGAAAAGAAACAATACAAGCAACTATCTGTTGAAGACAAAAGAGAAATTTTAAAAGAATACCAAAGTAAACCTAGAAAAGAAGTGAAATTTGAAAGTGAAATCAATAAATCTGACGAAAACTTATCTAAAATCTACCAAAGATTTAGCGAAATAGGTGTAGAGGATTTGTTTGGTACAAAAAAAGAAGTGAAAGAACTACCTATGATTTTAAAAGATAATGAAAACATAATGTATGTAACTTCGGGATTGTACAATAATAATACCTACTTAATAGTATGTACTGATCTAAGATTGTTATTCTTAGATAAAGGTATGATATATGGTTTGAAATTTCATGAATTTCCATTCGAGAAAATCAATTCTGTTTCGTATAAAAAAGGACTTCTTTTTGGCGAAATAATTATACATCACGGTTCATCAAGTATCGCTATAGGAAGCATATCAAAAAACACTGTATCTAGAATGGCGGAAACAATACAAGAACAAATCTCTATTCGAGAAAGTTCTATGAAACCATCCAATTCTGAAAAAATGAGTTTTTCTGTTGCTGATGAATTAATAAAATATAAAGAATTATTAGATGTCGGAGTAATTTCTCAGGAAGAGTTCGATAAGAAAAAACAACAATTATTGGATATTGATTAATAGCGCTTGTGTGGCGTGAGGAGGATGAGGGATGGAAGAGAACGCACCTTTAGAAACAGCAGTTAATAATTTTAAAAAGATTCAAAATAGCGAGATTTACAAATTTAAATATATGAATTCATGGTGTCTTGAATATTCAGAGTTTTTATTGGATGAAGTTAGATTGTTAAAAGAAAACAAAAGTTACACCAGATATAAAAAAGGCACTATAATTTATGTAAAGTTAGGTGTTAATGTTGGCAGAGAGTTTTCTGGAAACCATTTTTGTATGGTACTTAATAATCACGATTCAAATAAAAATCCAATATTAACGGTAGTTCCACTTACATCTTCCAGAAGTAAATTCAATGTGCATATCGAAGAAGATTTGTTACCTTTAGTATTGGAAAAAATGGACGTAACGGGTAAGGATTTAGCTAAAAAAATCATGAACAATCTTGAAAAGGTGTCAAAAGCAGAAAACCCATACGATCAAAAATTACTTGATGAAAACAAATCGCTGAATGACGACTTCAAAAAATATTCGAAGGTTCGCAAAAGATATGAGCGATTCAAGTATAAAAAGACCTATGCTAACGTTTTAAATATCACTACAATCAGCAAGGATAGAATATCGAAAATTAATAGGTATGACCCTGCCGGAGAAATATCATATTCAAAAGAAACAGTAGATAAAATTGAAAATAGTATAAAAATTAGATTTCTTAGTTAAATCGCTTGAACTACACTCTCTTTGATGGTATATTACATATATACAAAACAAGCCGCTGAAATATTTGCGGCAAGCTTCAAATTAGACAAGTCGCTGAAATATTTGCGACATGAGAGGGTGCATCTGCGCTCTCTCTTTTTTTATACAATTTTCACGGGTAGCCCGCCTACCCTTATTATTTTTTGCCAATTTTGAGGAGGGAGCACATGAAAGTAGCAATTTATACTAGAGTGAGTACACTTGAACAAAAAGAAAAAGGACACTCTATCGAAGAACAAGAAAGAAAATTAAGAGCTTACAGCGACATAAACGACTGGAAAATTCATAAAGTATATACTGACGCTGGATACTCCGGAGCTAAAAAAGACAGACCCGCTTTACAAGAAATGTTGAATGAAATAGATAATTTTGATTTGGTTTTAGTCTATAAACTAGATCGATTAACTCGAAGTGTTAAAGACTTACTAGAGATACTAGAATTGTTTGAGAATAAAAACGTGTTGTTTAGGAGCGCAACAGAAGTATATGACACAACTTCTGCTATGGGACGTTTGTTCGTAACATTAGTAGGTGCTATGGCAGAGTGGGAGCGTACTACAATTCAAGAGCGTACTGCAATGGGTCGACGCGCATCAGCTAGAAAAGGGTTAGCTAAAACTGTCCCTCCTTTCTATTACGACAGAGTAAACGATAAATTTGTGCCTAATGAATATAAAAAAGTATTACGATTTGCAGTAGAAGAAGCGAAAAAAGGTACTAGTTTAAGAGAAATAACTATAAAATTGAACAACTCTAAATACAAAGCACCCTTAGGTAAAAACTGGCACAGATCAGTTATAGGCAATGCTCTAACGAGTCCGGTAGCTAGAGGTCATCTTGTTTTCGGTGACATATTCGTCGAAAACACCCACGAAGCTATTATAAGTGAAGAAGAATACGAAGAAATAAAATTAAGGATAAGTGAAAAAACTAACTCTACAATCGTAAAACATAACGCTATTTTCAGAAGTAAACTATTATGTCCAAACTGTAACCAGAAATTGACTTTAAACACAGTCAAGCATACGCCTAAAAATAAAGAAGTTTGGTATTCTAAACTATACTTTTGTTCTAACTGCAAAAATACTAAAAATAAAAATGCATGTAACATCGACGAAGGCGAGGTTTTAAAACAATTTTACAATTATCTAAAACAATTTGATTTAACATCATATAAAATCGAAAACCAACCTAAAGAAATAGAAGATGTCGGCATCGATATTGAAAAGTTGCGAAAAGAACGCGCTAGATGTCAAACACTTTTTATAGAAGGTATGATGGATAAGGATGAAGCTTTTCCAATAATAAGTCGTATTGACAAAGAAATACATGAGTATGAAAAGCGCAAGGATAATGATAAGGGTAAGACTTTTAACTATGAGAAGATTAAAAATTTCAAGTATTCATTGCTAAACGGCTGGGAATTAATGGAAGATGAGTTAAAAACTGAATTCATAAAGATGGCAATCAAAAACATTCATTTTGAATATGTAAAAGGAATTAAAGGGAAGCGCCAGAACTCATTGAAGATTACGGGTATAGAGTTTTATTAA